CTCTTATCAGGTCAGGTGGGTGGTGTGTTGAGTGTTGGGAGTGGTGTGTGCATTTCGACATTGTCGTCTCAAAGATAGTGCAAGGAAGAGACTCCATAGTCCTTCTTGAGTATCTTGTTGACGGCGGAACAACCGTGTGCAGATTGAAACTGTGCGTGATTTGCGATGTCGATCAGTTCGTCGAGTTCAAACTGTTCGAGATCGTATCGTGCGAAAAATTCGTGATGATGGAAAAAAGAGCAATCGGTTTCATTGTCGGTTTGTGTGAGTGGGATTTGTGCAAGCTTGTATCTGGTGGCGTCGGTGACGATGCGATCGATCTGTCGTTGATGCCGTTCAGAGAGAACAGGCTTTGGAAAACGTGTCTTGAGTGTGTCGAAAAAGGGTGTGTGAGTGTATGGATACATGCCTTGGAGGATTGCGTGCGTGAGCGCATCTCCCCTAGGTTGTAACTCCCCGCTTCCTGGCAGATCTCCCTTACACTGACCAAGTGTACGGAGGGCAACCCCAGGATTGAGTGCGGCTTCCCAGAAGCCTTCACGAGTCAGCGCTGGTGAAGTCTTGAGGAATTGGATGTGTTGCGGAATGGTGCAGACATCCACCGTCACTTTGTATCCTACGCGCGCGGCGGCACGCATGATACCTGACTCGAAATCGTCGACCCCCGAGAAGTGTTCCTCAGCGAGTGCGATCCCGATCAGTTGGTTGGCGAGATTGTTTACCGACGTCGTCAGCGTCGAGCCCGAAGGTAGCATGATTCTGAGAACTTTCAGACCTACCTTGTGCGGTTTGGCGTTCGACTTCCTATCCACAACTTCCTTGAGAAAAAGTCTCTCCGTGCATTGCGCTAAAGTAGCGTCCAATCCTGCGTGCGCGCACTCTGGTACAACGTCGTGCAGTGCGTGAAATAGGGCAGGGGAGTGTGACTTATCACATGATGATATATCTACGTTCGCTACACAGACCACTCCTCCAATACGAATAGAGAAGCAGCTGTCATCTGAGAACAAGCAGAAATACCCGCGTCTGGGCGGATTCATCAGTTTAAGGAAAGTGTTCTTCAGTGAGGTGGGAGAAGGGGATGGGATGAATTCGATTTGCACCCCCTCGACGGTGAAGCTATACTTAGCTTGAGCCCGTTTGAGTGCCTTAGTGAATCCAATCCCTTGTAGGCTGTTGCCTACACCCATGTCTGCGATACCTCGCTGTTTCTTCCCGACTTTAGCTTCTTCGAGTTTCTTTGCCTTGTACTCGAATCTCTTAAGTCTGCTCCATGTCTTTCGGCCGATGATACCTGTCTCGAGTATCTCTTGCCATCCGGCGATCCGAAGAGCCTTCTTCGGATGCGGGTCTGCATGGTGTCGCAAAGCATACTCAATGTAATCTGTCCAGGTGTTATACGCTGGAAGATATGCTTGACGTAGCTTGTGAAGAATGTGTGAACGATGAGCGGCTATAAACTTTGTTTGCTGTAGTAAATAGAACTGTGCTCGTCCTGGATGCTCTGGGAAATTGACACACGTCAACCTCCTCAAGGCCATTCCAAGATTGTAGTTGGTGTTAGCATAGATAACACCGCTGTGCGGAAAGGAGGGTCCAAAAACGGTGCGGTACGTGTTGTCCGTGGGATGGACTTCAAGCAGCGCGTGCTGTGGACCCGGAACCGGGGTTTCATGCGGGAAGCAAAGTTCCCCGTTGATGAAATACTCGTGCCCTCGATAGCACTTGAAATCTCCGTTAAAGACGAAAAGCTCGTCAATAAAGCATGGTGTAGCCCGGCGTCGATATACCGGCAAGTGGGAGGCTAACCCGACTTGCCGGTGGGCGGAAAATCCGCACGTCGCAATGGACGGTGCGTATTCGCCTCGAATCTGGTGCCCAGGTATTTGGTCTGGACGACAAGCAACAGCGTGTTCCGGATCTCGTTCTGGAATTCGGGTCGGCCCCAGAAGGCGAACTCCGGCATCTCTGACGTGAGGAATTTGATGTATGACGTGTAGCTTGTCATGATGTTCCCTTCGTTGTCCGCGACAGTGCGAGGGAACAGCTTCGGATGTTGTAGAAGCTTGTTGTAGAGCGTAATGAAGTAGGGTACGTCCATTGATGCATTGTACCCGTCGAGCAACGACACCAGTCGATGGCTGAATTTCGCCTGGTGGTCGTTGGGTGTCGCCTCGCTGAGGAACCAACGATATCCTCTGTGTTTGTACCTTACGTTTTGTAAGGTTTTGACGACGGCGTCCGGGTCATGCAAACCGGCGCTTGGAACTTCTCTCAGCAATGGGTTGTGGTCCCATATCCAATCTATCATGTCGCGAATGATGCCGGTCTGTCCGACGTCCTTGGCGAGAAGTGATAGATGGAGGACCATAGTGCCGCTCCGACCGACACTCGGTGGAGGCTGTGCCTTGCCATCCGCAAC